GAGCATTAGAAACTGTTGGTGCAATAGCTAAGTGGTGGGTATGTCTTAAACCTGTACCCTTACACCATTCTGGTTCACCATATAATTCTGCTTGAGCGCGAGATGCTTTTAACACTTCTTTTTCAATAAAATCAAACATTATTCTTGTATAAGAATTCGCTTGAATACCTACAAATGGTAATCCTTTTTGTTGTAAGAAAGTATGCCAACCTAAAACACCAACTCCAATCGCTCTACCTTTAGTGGCAGAACGAACTGTGTTTTCCATGAATTTGATGTTTTTGGCTCTATCAATAAATTCTTGAAGCACACCTTCTAAAAACCAACAAGCTAATTCAGGTAATGTCATTTCATTCTCAAACTTATAGTCCTTCCATTCTTCCCAACGAGCTAAATTTAAAGATGATAAGCAACAAATAAATGAATGTAATTCATCAGTATAAAGAGCAATCTCAGTACAAATGTTAGTCATTGAGACATGCAAATTATTCTTCTTATATGCTTCAGGATTAGCATTATTAATGTTATCCTCAAACATAATATAAGGTTCACCTGTCTCAAGACGTGTTTTAAGAATCTCACCCCAAATCTTTAATGATTTAGGATCTTTATTCTCAAGTTTATTCATAAATTCATCATCAATAACAACACATTGATGAAGATTTAAACATTGTCTGTTAACATCACCTTTTGGTCTACGAATCTGTAAGAATTCTTCAATGTCTGGGTGGTTAATATTTAGGTTAACAGATGCTGCTCCTCTACGAACACTACCTTGATTAGTAGCTAAAATTGTAGAGTCATAAATCTTACACCACGGAACAACACCTTCTGATACTCCATTATCTCTAATGGTTTTACCTCGCCCTCTAATACGAGACACACCAATACCAACACCTCCACCTTGAGATGATAATCTCATTAGTTCTGAGTTAGCATCAGCAATACCTTCAATACTGTCGCCTACATCAATACCAAAACATGAAATAGGCATTCCACGTTCAGTACCCATGTTTGATAGTACAGGTGATGCTAAGCATAACCAATTTTTAACCATTGCCTCATAAAAGAATGGTTGTAAATCTTTACGGCGTAAACGACGAGCAGCAAATTTGCTTACTCTTTTATATGCGTCAAATACATCTTCATCAGGTAATAAATAACCTTTTGAAATCATACTTACTGCAATCTCATCCATCCATTCAGGATAGTGTTTTCCCTTAATCCAATTTGTTGAATCCACTTGTATACTCATTTATTTATTTTTAAAATCTTGAACAAAATTAATATATTTAAATATATCATCATTAAAGTAAAGTTTTCTTCTACTATCTTCTTTAGCCCAATCAAGTTGTCTTTTTATTTCACTTTCAGGAATAATAGTCTCCATTTTAATTATATATTTTGGATCAAGGTATCCTTCTTTTGATGACCATATTCTTTCTTCATAATATATATCTTTAGCAGACGGCCAATTATTATCTATACCAGCGTCTTTAGCCATCAAATAATTTTGATTAATAGGTTCTATTGAATAATGTTCTGATATTTTATCGCCATCTAATGTAATCCTAACTACAAATTCACTTCCTTTGACAAAGTTATGTCCCGTATGATCTCTTGTAGTAGCTATATAAAACATACCTTCATGTTTTGGTAGATATGAGTTATTAGGAGCAAATCTTATACCTTTTTCATGTATGCTAGACACACTTGAAAGATATGTAAAATGATATAAATTGCCTACTTGTTTACCTTCATTTAATAAATCAATTAATTTTATCATAGTTGCGTGTTTTATAAATCATCCCAATCTGCTGTTGATTTTGAGTAATTAGTTACTCTACCAGCAAAGAAATCTTGTTGTGTTTTACCTGATGTTAAATGTCCAAACCATTCTATTTGTTTTAAAAGGTTAGGATCAATATCATTATAAATTGCTTTATAGCCTAATTCAATCATTTTTTCATTAGCGCGGGCTTTAATAAAGTTTTTCAATTGATTTTTATTTAAACCTTCAACACTACCCATCTCAAACGCTTTATCAATAAAATCAAATTCTAATTGTACTGATAAATGACATGCTTCAATTATTTTTTCTCTTAACTCATCAGTGTTTAATTCGGGTTGTTCCTCTAGTAGTGTTCTAAATAACCAGCAACCTGCTTTTGAATGTAATGATTCATCTCTAACACTCCACTCTACAATCTGACCTGTACCTTTCATTAAATTTCTTAATTGAAAACTCATTAACACAGCAAACGAAGAAAACAAATTTACACCCTCAGTAAATGCTGAAAATATAGCTAATGATACAGCTCTATCTTCTATTGTTTCGCCTGGTGTTTCAATTAAGCGTTCAATTTTAGCTTTAGATGCTTCGTCTTCTAAAAATGCTTTAAAGTTATCTAAACCTAATTCTTCATTTAATCGAGCGTAAGCCTCAGCATGGATGCTTTCAAAATCAGCAAATACACGAGCCATAGCTTGTATTTCGGGTTTTGGAAACCAAACTGATACTTTTGTTGACCAATAATCATTGACATGTACTTCTGTTTGAGCGAATGATTTTAATATGTTTCCAATTAAACTCTTTTCGGGTTCTGTTAATTTTAATTTCCAATCGTTCAAATCTGAAGCGAGTGGGACTTCATCTGCTAACCAATGTGCTCTGTGTTGATCCTTATAAAAATCAAATGCAGTTTGGTACTCAAATGGTTTATAGTAATTTCTTGCGTCGGTAATCATACTCCTAATATAATAAATTATTTGCTTAATTCAAAGAATTTTTGCTGAAGAACATCTCTGTCTAGATTGTTAATAGCACTAAATTCATTAACGGGTTTTGATGGAGTATATTGATCTGGATCATCATCATAATTGTCAAAGATTTCCATATGACCTGTAGATGTGTCAATTTTAGCACCGAATGTTAAACCATCCATGCCATATCTATTTTTCATTATATGAAATCTACCTGTACCTTTCACTTTATCTTCTTTTTTACGTGAGAGAGAAATAGCCACATCCGTAATCATGATTTTGTCATAGCTACCTGCGGCTTTATCACCCTCGATGATATCATCTTTGGCTCCAGCACGGTTTACTTGTGATACACTCCAAACTGGAACTTTTAACTCACGAGCTAAACCCTTTGTGCTCAAATAAATATCATCTATTTCATCTTTACGTTCACGATTATTTTTCTTTGAACGAAGAAGATCTACATAGTCAATAATAATCAAATCAGGTTTAAAACCTTGATCAATACATTTCTGAATATGCGCTTCTAGTGTTGAGATTGATGCTTTACCAGGTGAGTACTCTTTAACTACTAGCTGTCCGGATAATTGAGTAATAACTGATTCAACTTTGTCTTTATGTTTTAAAATTTCATTTACAGGTATGCCTGTAAAGAAAGCATCATATCGTCTACCAACATAATCTTCACCTAACTCAAGTGTATAGTGTACTACATTATATCCTAACTCAACAGCCATACCACCTAGAGCAATCAATGTCCATGATTTACCACCACCTGGGTTACCAAATATTAATCCAAAATCTCCACTACCTAATCCACCTTGCATTAAGTTGTTAAACATATCCCAAGGTGTAGGAATAGCAATACGATGTTCTTCTCTATATCGTGTTTCAATATCTTTGCTGTATTCTAATCCTAAATTCTTATCACCACCTGCTTTTAAAGCATTATCAACTAATCCTCTAATTGAATCATAGTCACCTGCTTTCAATAAATCTACAGATGTTAATAGTGCTTTTTTAAGTTGTTGGTTTTTACAGAAGTTAGAAAATTCTTCTTCAACATAAGCTAAATCATCATCTGATGCTTTATAAGCTTCTTTAAGTTGTTCTTTAACTGATACTTGTAATACTTCGTTTTCTAATTTTTTAACTTCAACTTTTAATATCTCCATACTAGGAACAGTATGATACTTTTCATAGTATTTTAAGATTTCACTTATAATCCACTTGTGAGCACTGTTATCAAAATATTCTTCACTTAGAATATCATGTATGTTAACTAAAAACTCTTTATGTGTTAATAAGGAAGATAAAACCTTAGTCTGGAAGTGTGTTCCATACTGTGCCAATGTACTTAATGTCATAACTTATTTTATTTAAAACTACTTAATGTTGTAAATGTGCTTCTAATCCAAAACTCTACATTTTTTAATGTATGTCCTAATTTGTCTTCATTATACATCTTTAAAAATTCTGTTACCTTTATCTTTTCAGATGGTAATAAAGTAATATTTTCTATATATTTTTTCTCTACATTATCAACTAATGGATTACTTAAATCCATTAACTTATAATGTTTTTGTAATGTTTCATATTCAAATATAAATTTTGAGTATATAACATTATCTTTATACTTATTTTCACAAATATTATACAAATCATCCAAAGATATTTCTTCTTGCAACTCTGGGAAGAATTTAAATAACTTTTTAGGGCCTAATCCTTTCAATCCGGGTACTTTATCCGAATTATCACCCATTAATGTCTTATATAATATAAAATTTTTAGCAGGTAATCCAAATTTTTCTTTCACTAATTTTGGAGTATAGTATTCTTTAGCAATTGGGCTGTAAACAGTAATATTTTCATCTACTAATTGCAAAAAATCTTTATCTGCTGATACTATAGTACATTTAGAGTTATATTCTGTGGACATATAGCTGGATAAATACGCTATAATGTCATCTGCCTCGACTTTGTCGAGTGAAATGAGTTTAACGGGTAAACACCTTAAATAATGAATAAGTCTAGATATTTGATTTACTTTAGATTCATTTTCTTCATCTATATCATCAAATGTAGAACTTCTGTTTACTCTAGAAAGATTACGTCCTGATTTGTATTCGGGGAGAAGGTTCTTCCTGTTTATGGTTGAACCAACTCCATCAAATACAATATACACAGAGGTAGGGGTATTTTGGTTAATTAAAAAACTTAATGAACGTAAAAATCCTCCTAATCCTCCAATGTGAACACCATCTGGGTTAACATAGTTTATGACTGCAAAGTTTCTTAAAAACAAATTCAATCCATCAATGATAAGAACCCTATCATGCTTATTAAATGTTGCTTTTCCAGGTTCGTTACCAGGTTGAATATTGTCCAGTAACTTAAACAGATCTTTTTTATCCATGTTATTCTTCGTCAATTAAAGTGATGTTTTCTTTACTTTCTTCCCATTCTGATTTATCCTCAGTAAGACCAATACCATCAAGACTTCCTAAGATATGTACCCACTCATGAGCATGTTGTTTTTTATACTCATTTATATCTTTGTTATCATCACTGATAAAACCATGAACTGTAGCTACTACTGTATTTTTAGTTTGTAGACCTGTAACGTGGTTTTTATCTACTGATACTTTGGTACGAACTGCAAATTCTACTTCTTTACCGTCTTTAGTTGCTTTCAATTTACTAGTACCACTATTAGTAATATTACCAAATGTAAGTACAATTGAAGCATCTAAAAACATTGTTTCACCATTTTTCATCTTCATTTTAGGTTGAGCAAAAATATTTTCAGCTGGTGCGATCCAGATCTTATTAATTGCTACCATTGAATTTGTAAATTGTGAATTTTCTTTGCGTGATAATGGAAAGCGTTGATTAATAAAATTTCCAAATTGTTGTGACATTGCGCCCGCATTCCACATTGGATTGTTTTTATTTGCTTCAACACTCATTTTACAAGGTATAGACCCTATTGAATCCCAAAAGAAGCATAAATCATAAGGCAAATTACCTTTCTTTTGTTCATCTAACAAGTCAGCTATAAACTCTGCTACATCTTCAATAGTACCTAACGCACTTCTATCATTATATAGGAAAAAACCTTTATAATCTACAATTTCACCTGTTGTTGTATCAACAACATCTTCAACTTGAAAACCCATTTGTTTAGCGTGCTCCCAAGACCATTTCATCTCTGTAATAATGAACACAGGCAAAATGCCCATTTTCTGGGCATTAATTGCCAACTCAAGTAAAGCTGTTGTTTTACCTGTATTACTGTGTCCTCTTAAAAGATTAATATGACCTATAGCTGCACCTGGAAGTGAAGTTGAATCTTGTAATGCTTCTGAAAATGGGATCCATCTCTGCTCTTTAAACTTAACTGTACTGTTAAGCAATTTTTTCTCTTTGAATTTATCAAGGTTAAAACTTGATTTAATTTCTTCAGAGACCGCTGTCATTAAAGATTCTTTCTTTTTAGCCATAATTCGTTATTAATTAATTTTTATTCTTCGTCTTCAAACAAAGCATCAAACTTGGCTGCTTTAGAAGTTTTAGTAACTTTTAAATCATAATTAGCTTTAGCTTTAGGAGCAGGTGCTTCTTCTTCCTCATCATCTTCCCAAGGTAAGTCTTTAGGAGCAGCATTAGCAGTCTTAACAGGTGCTACTACTTCCTCTTCATCCTCAGTTTCAGCATCAGGATTTAAGAATTTTTCTAGAATACTCTTAAGATCTTCAAATGTATTTTTCTTTTGAAGTTCTAAAACATTAGGTTGTTCAGTCAACCAAGACTTAAGTTGAGTTTTATCTGTACCAAGTGGTGATGTTTTTGGTTTAACACGAATTGAGCACTTGATACCTTGACGACCACCAATATCACCCATTACAGCTTCAACTGTAAAGTCACGACCATCATTGATGTCTGTAAAGTCCCCATAATCCTCATCCTCAGCGATGCCAAGCAATTGCATATAGATCTCTTTACCAAATTCCCAAAGGCGAACACCTTTGTCTTCTTCACCACGTACAACTACAGGAGCAAAAACTCGCATTTTAGGATCTAATTTCTTAGCCAATTGCCAATTTTCTTTCTCGCTTGTGCCACGAAGTTGTTTTGCAAACTCAACAATGGGATCTTTTTCACCCCAGTTGGTCAAAGCATAAATAGGGAATTTAGAGAATCCGTAGTGTACAAACACTTCTTGGAATGGATTTTCTTTGTTTAGGGCTGAAGGTACAATTCGGATTTGATACTTACCTTCTTGTTTTGGTTTCCAATAGTACTTGGAATAATCGACCTTTTCTTTTTTCTGTCCGGACGACTGTAGAGAATTCAATCTCTGTTTAATAGCATTAATGTCCATAAAAATTTGGTTTTAAATTGTTAATATAATATACTACTTATTTTTAATAAGGCCAAACTTGCTTCAAAGAGCTTTTAAACGGCCGTGTTTTAAGTATTCAGCGTTAACGTTAGTTACCAATAAATTACAACTCAACAATCTTATACACCTTTGTGTTTAATTGTTTTAATTCATTATGTTGGGTTAATAAGATACAGTTTCTATAATGCATCCAGTTGATTCTGTAAGTCACATCCACTACACCACCATTTAGCTTTTTAATTAATTCATTAAGAGCATTAATAGTGTATAGCGTGTTGGTTTCCTTTTTACGGTGAACCAATATAGTGTTTTCAGGAATTTCGTTTAAATTGGAGTAGTCTATGTTATATGTGCAAACATATTCATCACTATTCTTAATCTGTAAAACAAATATTTTATTATACAGCACATCGTACTGACTTTTTATACTGTCTATAAGACTATCAATCTCATCTAATTCTGAAAATGTGCAAAATAGTTTATTACTCACATCATCAAAGTTTAAGTCTGTTATATCAAACCCATAAGGTTTATTATACATATGTTGTGAGTAAGCTAAGGTCATAATAGTTGTATCCATATTTCATTTTGTATTTTAAGCCATAACTAGCAAAAACAGAACATATATCTTCTAACAATTCTAATTCATCTTTGCTAATGTCAAATAAGAAAGCGTCGTAAGTATACAATACTAATTTAGTTTTATGACCTTTTATTATTGGTAATATATCTTGTAATATTAAAATATTTTGTGATGTCTCTAAGTTTTGAACCCAATAGTTAAATAACTTTTGAGGACCCATATTAGGTAGTTGCTCTTTATAGAATCTATGATTTGATATAGGACATTCAATATAACCCTCAGTATTAAACTGTTCCCATAAAGTATCTATTAATGTTTGGGTTTTAGAGAAAAATTCTAAATCTTTATATTGATCAAAAATACCTCCATATAGTTGTTTAAAGGTAAGTTCTTTACTTGTTTTATAATCTACTCCATACATTTGAGCCATATGATCATGTATTGACTCATCTCCAAAATCATATCCTATTTGTTTAGCAATTAGAGTTGGATGATAAGAATCAATATCAATATCAACCAATTTTCCATTAGCTGAAATAAAAGCTTGTCTGCTTCCATCTTTAGGCAGCGCAGCAAAATTAATACCATTAAAACTATTTGATGGTCTTTTAGTGGTAGTATCTACGTTGTACTGCGAGTATACTACATTGTTTTTTATTGAATGGAGGGTATTGTTTGGTGTAAAATAATCGTCTATAAGCGTTGTATTCACACTAATACCACTTGATTCTATTGTCTGAAATAACTCTATTGCTTTGTTATAAAATTCAGATTGTAGAGTGAAGTTTACATGTTTAAAATACTCTTCACAGCGTTCATAATGTTTAGCTATAGGAATAAATTTGTTTATATCATTTCGGTTTGGATATTGTCTATGATAATAATCATAGATAGGAAATGATAAATTTTCAATATTGATAGGAGCATGTATTAAATTCTTTTTATTTAAGAAATACATACTTAATTTTTTATCCCTAACAAATACTTCTTTATAACTTGCTATAAATTTTTTTACTTGTTGAAATGGAATTAAAAATGCTTCATTATGTGAGATAGGAATAACATATCCTTTTTTATCACCTTCAGGTCTAATATAAACTAATGAAACATCATTTAAAACAGGATGTATTAGATCATGGTTTAGAATAAGTTCAACAAAACATCTGTTAGTTTGCTGTTGAGCAAACTCCTTGAATTGATGTTGACTTTCTATTAAATAATACATAACCTTTATTTCCCATAATATAATAAAAAAATTATCTTAAGCCAAGTTAAGGATTAGATTTATAGTACTGTGTCCAGTTTTCTTTTAAATAAAGACTTAATCCATCAACTTTTTCTTTTGTTTCTACTAATTGAGTAACATTTCTATTAGTTTGAGCTACTTGATTAATATCACCTGTTAACACCCAGAATAAAGAAAACGGTTTATATAGCTTCCAAGATATTGTAGGGTCTTTTTGTTGATATCTAGTAAAATTAGCTTTATCTATTTCAACAAAAAGAGGTTCATTACGTCGACAAATAAAATATCTTACAAATTCTCCATTTTTGTAGTCTTGAGGGGTTGGGGAAAGTGAAGAGTAAATATTATTAGTAGTTGGAACATCATTAACAGGAGATAAAGGAATAACAGGTTTTAATTCTTGTTTATTTAAACTATTAGCTGTTGATCCTGTAAAAAATTTACCATTATATAATTCATGGTAATCCCCTATATATTCTTCATTAGTAGAAACAAACACAAATTCTCCACCCTGTGTATATAAATTACTTTTAATTTTATTTTTAGGTATATAAGTCATATTAAGTTAAATAATCTTTAATAATAGAATTTCTATCTATATTAGAAAAAATTTGTTTTAAAGAACCAACAACACTACTTATATAACCTTCAGTATTGTTTTCATTTGGTGGAGCATAAGTATAAAAGAATTGAGAAATTGATGGTTTTTGAGGTTTTTTCCAATTAGGTACACCATATGAAGAAAGATTAGCATTTGTAGCTGTAGGAGGCATATTACCATTAGCCCATCTAGTAATTTTTCCTTCAACAAGTGCTTTAACTCCTAATTCTGGGGTAGAAAATTTAGCAAATCTATTCTTTTTTCCAAAAGGATTTTGCTCTAATGTCACCCCAGGATCAATACTTTTTAAATTTTCTGAATAGTCTAAATTACCTGGGTTGTTATTTCTATAAGATCTAGTACCAACCCCCCCATAAGCTTTAGGATTCCAGTCTTCTTTAGTACCTATAGCTAAAGCTAATTCATACTGCATTGTTTTAGGTTTATATCCTGCTGCTTCTATTATAGGAGGTAAAAGTCTATTTGATCGTAATGGTTTAGCAGGAGATGAAATATCAACAGTCTTTTTAGGTTCTGTTTTAATTTCAAGTTGAGGAATATTTTGATCTACTGGTTTAGGATCTTTATTATTTTTAGGTACACCTAAAGAATTAATTGTTGTTTCCCATCCTTTAGTATCAATTTTATTAGTAACTGTTGTTGTTATAAACTTTAATTTATCATTATATTCACTAGGTAATAATGTTTCATCTATATCAAATGTTTGATATTGTCTTATACCACTTAAACCATCCATTGTTAGTTGAAGATTAAGTGGGATAAAACCAGTACCTGGGATGTTATTGGTAGTGGTATATACTCCTAGGTCGTATTTCATCATGTCAACTAAAAATGATCTATATAAATCTATATCGCCTTGGGTTATACTCGCATCTTTCTCTTTACTTTCGCTAGTTACTTTAATTTTAAATTGCTCATACTTAGTATAAGATTTAAGCCATTGGTAAAAACCTTTATTAGGATCTGCCTTAACACTATTAGCATTTCCCTTTACAGTCATCATTCTATCAGTTAAACCTTCATTAAAATTACTAATAGGAGTAGAATTTGAACCTAAGTTATTACCATTACCTTGAGCTCCTATAGCTATAGCATTTGATATCTGTCCAAATACATCACTTTTTAATCCAAAATTAGTTACAAAACTACCACCTCCACTATTAGAATCTTTTAATAAATTAATATTAAATTTAGCTACATTATTTTTATTTTTATATTTTAATGGAAAAACAGCTGTGTCTATAATAGAAAAACGATTAGTTGTTTCATCATAATCTAAATCAAAATTATTTATAGAACATAATGCACTACTTATTGCTCCCATTAACTGTGTTAAAAAGTTTTGTAATAATACATCTCCATTTCCATCAATATTATTATCTAAAACTTCTATAATTTTATCAATATTAACATAGATATGCATTGTTTTACCAATATACGGACTACCAGTATTAGTTCTAAAACCTTTTTCAACCAATTTTAAATTACCAGCTTGTGATTCATTAGTGATGGTAGCTTGTGTTGTTTTAGTTATAGTTTGAGTGGTAATGGTTATTGTTTGGCCTGTAAGTGAAGCAGCATATGTTTTTATTTTAACAAATGCATCTTGATATGAGTCTCTATTTAAAATTACTTCTGTAAGTGAATTATTAAATCCATCAACTGTACCTATTACTGTTTCAGCTGCTTGTCTATCTTCTGGTATTGCTGGGTTAGGGTTGTCAGCTAAATTAGTTCTTTCTTCAACAATCTCAAAAGAATCCTCTATTATGTTCCCTCCACCATCAAGTACTAATGTATAGTTTTTAATGATAGAGTTAAAAAAACTAGTAACACTCATATTTTCTTTAGCTTCAGAAGCGTTAGCAAAATCAATAGGTATAATACATGTAAGAGGATCAACTGAGATATGTCTTGGGGTAGTTAAGCATTCATTTTTATCAAAGTCATGATCTATGTAAAGTATTGAAGGATGAGATTTATTTTCATCTTGTTTTTTTAAATCATAATATAAAAGAAATGATTCAATTATACGAAGCAATGTTCCTAATTTTATATAATATTGAGGAGCAGCATTGCCCTTTTCATCAGCTTCTAACTGAGGGAAGGTTATAGATAAACCTTCAGTATTAGTTATGATACTATTAGCCCCTGAGGTAGTAGAATCTGTATCTAAAGGGTCTTTATAGTTAGAAGTTATACCTGTAAAGTTAGATATGTTAGTAGTATTTAAAGCTATTTCATTATCCTTTGTTTTATAACCATGAAGAAAACCTTGAGATGTTCCCCCGGGCCCATCAGGTCCATCAGCTATCTTTTTAATAATTTCTCCTAATATTCTATGTAAAGTAGATTTTTGATATTGTGGTTCAACACCTTCAGTATTTTGTTCTGGGGTGAGGTTAGTATTGATTTTTAATGAGTCAATAACATCACCTTGAGATATAGCATTAACCATAATATTATAAGAACCATTTTCTTGTAATTCCCAGTTAAAGTTTTTAACTACACCAAAAAAAGCATCATAATTACCATTGGATTCTTCTCTTTTCTTTTCTATTTCTTTCAATATTTTGTCAGAAGACATTCCTTCTAAAAAATCATTAGATAAATTTAAAGCCCCAGCTTCTACAGGTGTTACTAATTCAGAATTATTATTAAAGTACAGAGTATGACCCCACTCTAATAATAAAGAATATTTTAATTTTAAAAATAAAGCATTTATTGCTTTAAACTGATAAAGATTATGGCATATTAAATTAATAGTAGCTTCTCGTATAGTACCTCTATTTAAAGTATTAATGGTAGCCATTGTTAAACCTGGAGGGGGTACTAAACCATAATTTGGATCTGATGCAAAGCCATAAGATGTAGAATATCCTTTATACCCTATGTCTGAGGTAAGGTCTCCACCCCAAATATCAGGGTTTTTGCTTACTAAAGTATTATTATTAAATCTAGAAGAAAATAAAACATACTGTTTAGCAAGTAAATTACCTGACAATCCAGTAGCACCTAAACTTTGGGCTACTTTTTCTGATATATCTACACCTGATGTTAATCTTAAGAAAGATGTTTTTGATGTAACATATGTTAAAAAATCATTATCTCTATTTTGATTTAAAGATAATTTATCTTGACGTACATTAATTTGATTCCTAACGTAGTCATTAAAAGTTTCACCTAAAATAGCCATAACTATGAATTTAATTTTTTATAACTAGCAATTATGTTTGATGGATTATAAGGTATTCGTATTTGTGTTTCTAGTGGTATATAAAGTGAATCTTGAAATAAGTCTGGGTTAGCGATTGATATGATCCACCATAATGAAGAATCACCATAATACTGATTTGCTAGCATATCAAATCTATCACCCTCAGATGCTATAATATAAATATCATTAACAGATAAAGGAATTTCAGGGTATTTGTTATCTCTGTAATAACTTGTACCTTGAGAATTTTTTATAATAGATATATTTTGATAACGATTCATATTTTTATATTAATTTAATCTGATTTAAACAGGACCAAATGAAGGGACTGGTGGGATAAATCCAGCTGCGTCTGTTTCTTCTTGGGATGTAAGAGAAACAGTATTTATAGTTTCACCAACTGAGGATTCAGGGGTAGAAGAATCAGACCTAGGAGTTGCATTATTAATAAAGTTTTTGTCTTGAGTAGAAATATCTACACTATATTGTGGAACAAATGAATGAATTGGAGTAAAGGTCATATCTACCTCTATCATACGAGGAATTTGACCTAAATAAATATCATCCTCTTGTTTGATTGGGTTTCCAAAAGTATCTCTATTAATATCCCATCCTGCTTCAAATGAAGGTTTTAAAGTAATATTGTTAATAATACCAGGTACACTATTAAAATAAGTACCAACTGTTAATCTAACAAAATTACCAAGCATATAACCGTTATCAAGATTATATCTTGGAGCAGTTGTTCCTACTAACGCATTTAACTTTTGATATAGCGGTTTCATTTCAGCTCTAGAATGGGCATATATTATAAATGATAATGAAACATCTCTAGAAAATCCAGCATATTTATAAAAATTTTCAGCTCTACCTATATATTTGTATGGAGTCCATTCTGATTTGAATCCATCTCCTATACTGTTAAGATATGCTCTAAAAAATAAATAATCAGAGTTATTTGATGTAGAAGTAGGATCAATAACTTCAAAGAAAAATTTAATTAAATCTGAGTTAAACAGATCATCTGTTGAAGCATTTAGTTCATTAGTTGGGGATGAAGCATTAACTTCATCTATAGATACTGAATTATTAGGGTCTTTTAATTTAGAAGGATCTATAAGACGATAATAAGTTGTTGATGTTTTATAAGTATATTCCCTGTTAAAATCAGCATAAATAGTTTCTGGGAGGACTGGATTTCCTGACTCATTTATGGTTTGTCTATAATCTGTTAGTCCGCTTAAAATTGTAGATTTTCTTTCAACAAATGGGGTTTGTTGAGAAAATAAACTATTATCAAAAGTATAAACACCATCAATACTAGGTTGAGATGCTAGTTTATAAGTATTTGTTCTATCTCTAGGTGACCCAGAACCATCACCGGCTAATTTAATTTTAGTTCTACCTAATCCTAAAAGAGCATTAGGACCACCACTATATGATAATAAAACATTAGGATCAAGATTTGTTATACCAAATGGATTAATATTTAAACTACCTAAACTTTGATTAGCTATTTTAGCTGTATAAGCTATAGTTAATCTATTTTCAACATTATTACCAGATAATGTTTGGTTAATAGTAGAATAATAATATCCTCTTTTTCCCCCTTGAGCGTAACCTAATTCAAAAGGATCTAAACCTTGTTTATTTAAATGAAAACCTTCAGGTAATAAAAGTGCTTGTGAAATAGTATTAGTAGGCAAATAAATCCTGTTAATGCCAATCATTTTAGGATTTTGCCTTTCTAACGCTATTTGTTTAGTTGTAAATAATAACCCCTTTACAGACTTTGGGTCTGAAAAGAATTTAAATAATCTTTCAGAATCTGTCAAAGAAGCTTTTAATGCTCCTTGTCTTAATAAAAAGTCAGGACCATTATAAGTTAAACCGTCAGGTATGGGAGTGACAATATAGGGTTGGTTACTTGAACCACCTCCTGGTCTGTCATTCCCATACTTTAACGATTTTAGATTGGTTTGTAGGTTAATTAACCCCATTTAATTATCTTGGAGGATTATCTGCGTATTTAGGTGGTGTTTTACCTTTATAATTAGATAATAGTGTTTTTTCAAGTGATACTCCAGGATCAATTTCTGCTACTGGAGGGGGTGTTTTACCATCAAAAGCAGTTAGTAATGATCCTGCTGTGCCAAGTTTGTCTAAAATTCCTTTGCTCATGTTATTATTGTTTTAAGGGTTTATTATAAATATTATAAAGATTAAACTAATACAGAATCAATATTCATTTGTCTAACTACTCCTGGGGTCATGATTGGGATTAAAGCTGTTCCTAATTCTTTGCCATTTATAACTAATGTTACTTCTTTATTGCCACTTAATGCTTTAGTAAATCTATCTAATGCAGCTGCAAATGCGGAATTATCTTGAGAAGATCTACCATAATACCCATCAGAAACTTGTTGAACAGGTTTATTAGTAGTCATATAAACATTATCTTCTTTAATACCTTGCATTATAGGTACTAATTCACCTTTTTGAAATGTAGATACTACTGGGCCACCATTAGGGTTTAAACGGCCATCTTCTATTTCCTCAATGTTAACATTTTGGGCTTGTTCTACTATTCCTTCAGGATAATCAGAAGAATTAGCTAATATATCTTGAATTAATTGTTTATTATCCAGACTCATAGGTGTTCTACTATTATCTGGATCTCGGCCTGATTTATGGAAAATAGCTCTAGCTGCCGCTACATCATCTGTATCCATACCCGGGATGGATATTCCAGCTTTATTACTAAGGAATTTAGTAGCACCAAAAGTCATAGTGTCAAGGATATGCATCCCTGTACCTCCTAATTGTTCAAAAAATCCTCCACCTCCTGTTTTTCTAAGTTTTTCATCAGTTGCGGAATCATATAGTCCTTTACCAGTCATAGCTAAGGATGTAATAGGAGCTGCAAATTTACTTATAGTCCCTAATGCTCCAGAAGCAACTTTTGGTAGAACTTTAGAGGCTAAATTAGATGCTATCCCTCCAGCTCTATTACTTTTAATAACAGAAGCTGTTAAATTACGTAAACCACGTCCAACCATGGTGTTTTTACCACCAACTAAATTACTAGCCCCTTTAAGCACATTAGACATTAAAGAAGTGCCTCCTCCAGGTATATTCATTCCTCCTCCACCCATACCACCACCAGTTGGTGTTACATAAAGAGGATTCATAGGACTACTACCTCGTTGCCCCATGATAAGATTTTTAATACCTTGAGCTAGTTTTAAAGCAGCTATTCCTGCTATAACTGTACCTGCTACTTTTAAGATAGCACCAATTTCTTTAAATTTAGCTACTAATTTATCAATATTATTTGGGTCTATTAATTTACCTATTAACTCTCCAGCTCTTTGAACAAACGGGATAACTTTAGTTTTAATAATATCAACAAATTTATCAATGTTTTTTGGATCAAGTAAATTTTTAAATCCTTGGCTACTAGCTATAGTATTCATAAAGACTTCTTTAATCTTACTAATTGTTCTAGTAAATACCTCAGCATTTTGGTTTTGTTTAACCATAGACTCATAACCTTCTTTACTAGCTTCAGCAGCAGCTTGTTCAAAAGTAAGGCCGTCTTTCATTTTTTTATTAATAGCTTGCTCAATTTGTGCTATGTCACCACCTGTTTTCTTTTGAATTTTTTGTAATTCAAGAGATTTCATCATTTGTTCTCTCGATATACCTAATGTTTTAGCTAATGCTTCTTGTGCGAAGAAGTTGCCTTTAATATTATCACCCTGCTCATTTAATATCCTGTTCATCTCTTCAGCTGCCTTAGCAGTATCACCTGAAGCAGCAGCTTGTTGGTAAGCATCGATGTTAATTTCTCTACCAGTTAATACTTGATATTCTAACTGGTTTTGTATAGCGGATTCAAAGTTTAAGGTTTGTTCAGCAGCAGATGATATTTCATCTAAAGTCATGCCTAATTTAGAAGCATAAAAAGCCGCGTCAGCTAATTTTTTAGGGTTTTGCCCTAAATTCATTCTAACTGTTGAGCTGGCTTTGGCTACTAGTTCAACAGCTTGCTTTTCATTTATTCGAAGTTTATTGTTTACTTGAAGTACTTTAAGTTGGCCTTGAAGACTAGTAACCATTTCATCTGCTGACTTGTTATTAAGTTTACCTAACTTATATAATGATTGAAATTCTTCAACAGTATAACCAGCATAGGTCACCATGTCATTCATAGCTGATGTAGCTTTATCAGATGACATTTCACTATTTATAGTACCTGTAGCTTCAGCCATAGCACTAAATGCTTTACTAGCTTCCTCATTATTCATAAAGAAGTCACTATTAGCTGCTGACCTTAGGTTATCACCTATTTTTGAAGATTCGTCAGCCGATAAAGCAAATGTTTTAGCTATATCGCCATTAAATTTAGCTGTTTTTTCAAATAATGAAATTAAACCTTTAATACCAGCAGTTAATCCCGCTACTAAACCAGTAACTATAACTACAGGATCTTTTAAATTTTTAAGTATACTAGCACCTACTTCTTTTAAACCAGCTATTAAAATTCTAAATTGACCTCCAAGACCAGCTGCTTTTTTACCACCATCGGTAATTTCATCAGCTACTTCCTTCATTCTTTCCTTAGCCTCATCTAACCCCATAATTGAGGCTAATCCACCTAATCCTATTTTACCAAGTGCTTTTCCTATACCATCAACTGCTAAACCACTTAAACCAAGAGCTTTCCTCATGTTTTCTGCTTCTTTTTTAGCAGCTTTAAGGTTATCTACAGTTTTATTATAAGCTTCGTTTTGTTTATTTACAACTTCAAGTGTTTTTTCTTGAAGAACTTTATTAACTTCAATATCTCCATTTATTTTATTCTGAGTTTCTAGTAATGTTTGATATTCAATTTTAAAAGTTTTTAACTTTTTTTCTTCATCTTCAGTTAAAGTACTTTTAGCTTCTAAATTATCAATTTCTTGTTTTATACTGTCTAGAGACGTTTTGTTAGATTGTTCTTCTTTTTTTAATCTTTGTTCTTCTAATTTAAGTGATTCATATCTATAAGATAAACGTTTTCTTTCTGATTCTAATTTATCTAGTAATTGTTTAGCTTCTTTTTCACTTAATTTATTCGCTCCACTTTGATGGTCTTCGAATTTTTGAGCTATACTATTTATAGAAGTAAATGATTTAGTAACCTTAAATAAATTTTCATCTGTTGATTGAGCATTTTCAACAATATCTTTAAGATGTTGGTCTAAATTTTCAATACTTTTAATTTTATCTTCTTTAGATATTTTATTTAAAGTATTTTTTAAAGTATTTAATGCTCCACTAGAATCAGTTATAGTGTTATAAACTTTTTCCTGGATTTTAGCATTTGTTTCTAATTTTTCATTTAATTCACTAGAAATTTTATTTTGTTTTTGAAGTAAAGATGGGATATTTTCTAATTCTACTTTTTGTTCTTTAGTTAATCTACCATCTTGTTCTAAAAGTTTTAGTTGTTCTTCTCGTTGTTTTGTAGTTGCTATTAAAGCTTTATTTTCATTTAATTGAGTTTGTAAAGAAATTTGTTCTTTTTTAAGACTTATTTCTTGATTAAGTAAAGACTTATACTCATATTCTTGTTTTTGTACTAAACTTTTAATTTCTTTACTACTTAACTCAGTTATTCCGTTTTGATGATCGTAAGCTTTTTGAGCTAAACCATTTAAAACATTAAATGATTTATTAATTTTAACTACATTTTCATCTGTAGATAAAGTTTCTTTAACTGTACTTTTAAGCTTTTCATCTAAGTTTTCAATGTTTTTAAACTTGATTTTTTGGCCTATATCTTGAAGAGTAAGTTCTAAATCTTTAAATAAAACATCATAATCTTTTATTACAGCAGTATTTTGCTCTAATATTTTATTATTTTTATTAATTTGGTTCTCTATAGACTTATACTCACGATCTATTTCTTTTACTCTTTCACGATTTTGTTGGAGAGTAATTTTTTCTTTCTCACTTAATCCTAAAAATGATTTTTCTTTTTGAGCTAAATCTTTAATTTTAACCTCTAATATCTGTTTTTCTTCTTTCTTTTTTTCTTTACTAGATTTTAATTCTTCATTTTTACCTTCTAATAGTTTATTAGCAGTTTCTAGTTCAATTTTAGATCCTTCTAATAGTTCTTTCCTATTAATGATTTCCTTTTCAGATACATTTGAAGAACCTCTTTGATATTTTTGTAGTAAATCAGCAAGAGATGTAAGTCCTTTATATACTTTTGAAGATAATCTTAAACCTTCATTAGAATCATTTATTATTTCTAAAATTTCTCTAAAGCCAACAGCACCATGACTAATATCACCAGTAATATCATTCCATTCTTTTTCTAATCGGCTTAATTCTTTACCAGCATTACCAGCAGACTGAAGTTGGGAAGCAAGGTTTTCAGCACCTTCTTCAGTTAATTCATCAATTTTTTGTAAAAGATAAATTAAATTTTTTAATTGCTTTTCGTTTAACTGATTAGGATTACTGTTTGGAGTTGTAGCCATGTATTAAAATAATATGTTATAAATATTAATACTTTGGAGCTTTCTGTTCTAGTTTACCTTTAAAATGGTCTGGGATTTGAATTTTGCCGTCTTTAATAGCAGAAGTTTGAGCATCTAAATCTCCATTATTGACTTGATTTTTCTCATCATAATATGTTTTTATCTTATGAAAAGTAAACTTACGAAGCCAAATAGGCATGTTATAGACTGTCTCCCAGTCATAACCGCCTTGGCCATGAAAAATTATTTCATGAATTTGTGTAAAAAGATTAACTCGGAATTGAGGAGCTATATTAAAGGTCAGGCCAAAAAAAGTTAAGTCCAATTGGAAGGTCGACTTTTGAGTCGCTCCCGTCGGGAAAAAAGGTCAGATCAACGTCTGGCTGAACCTCCTTTACATACTCCCTAAATGCTCTGGAGTCACGAGCTAAAAGATTATTATCAACAAATTCTCTAATTGTTTTAGAATCAGTATTACCTTCAACTGAAGTAATCATATACTTTAAACGAGTTGATAGTTCAGGGACATTATTTTTATTAATTTTTTTAAAACCTTCTAATTCAGCATTGATTTTTTTCTCATCATTGCTAGTTAATAACTTAAAAGTAATTTTAGTATCTGTTGATGGAAGAGTATATTCAAACTCATTTTTACCTTGAGTGAACAAAGATTCATCAATAGGTTTATTTTCAATAGTAGATAAATCAACTGTTTGTTCTTCACCACCATACATAAATTTATAATCTTTACCATAACCTAAAACACGAGCGGCTACTAATAAAGCATTTTTATCACCTACAACCATATCCTCATATTTTACATTAGGAGTAACAATAAGAGATTTAATTAATTCATCTAATACTGTTCCTTTTTGAATGTAATTTTGATTTGTTAGAATATCTTCTTCTTTAGCAGTCATATATTTCATTTCAACTTTACCGCTTGAGAGAGGACTTGTTTCTGGGTAGACTAAACCCTTTGATGGGAGGTCAACCATTTCGGTTGGCATACTAAACTTGTTTTCCATAAATAATTTTAATATAACATTTTGTTTGTTACTTATAAATATATAGAAAAAAAAGAAGCTCGCAAAAAATGCGAGCTCTTTTTATAAATATTAGGGTTGAATTTTAGTAATTCAATACTGCGTAATCAATTGCTAATGTCATGGTGATGTTTATAGCGGTATTTTCAGTATCCCAGTTATATTCACCGAAGTTAGCATCTTTAACAAACGCGCCTTTAAGTACCCATTCAGCTACCACGTCACCTACAGGACCGAGAGCATTGATAGTTAAATCCTTCTTATAGAAGTCAGAGTATCCATCTCTACCTGTTACTGATTCGTGTGATAAGCGAACCCATTCCATTATTGTTTGAGCACCAGAAGGTGAAATTGGATCATGCAATGTCATAGTAACATCACCCCAAACTGTTTTACCTTTAACTTTACGTAAAACGTTAATGTGGTTTAATACTACTTCACCTTGAGTTAAGTTAATTGCACTTACTCCTTTAATCATCCAGGTTGGTATTCCATCAGCGTATAGAATAAATCGGTTTGCCTGTTTTGGTTCAAACGCTGTATAAAATAGTTCATTTGAGCTTATAATTGCCATTGTATTTTAGTTTTTTATTTGTTAATAAATATTTAAACAGTTAACCTTCTATTATGGGAAAGTAGCACCTGTTGGAGTAAGGGTAAAGTTCAAGTAAATAAATTCAGCTGTCTTAGTTGGTTGTAAGTAAATCTGACCTACTAATTCATTTCTGTCAATTACAGCGGCATTGTTAATAGCGTCATCCATTACAACTTTAAATGCATACAAACCTTGTCTTTGTTGAACTGACTCGAGGTATGGGTTTACTTGAGCTAAGAATGAATTTCTTGTAGAAGCGTTGTTCTGTTCAAAAATTAATCCATTAGCAATTTGACCAATATATCTCTTAAGAGCAATCATCAAACGACGAACGTTAATACGATCAAGAGCTGAAGCTTTGGTTTGTAAGGTTTTGTTACCATAAACTACAACACCTTGACCAGGGACTGTAGCGATTGGATTAACTTTACCTACATATAAATTATCACGAGTTGTTTGAGATAATTTAGAAGCAGCTCTAATTACATTACTTAATCCACCTCTGTTAATACCTGCTGGAGCAAACCATGGTTCAGCTACGCTATCATTATAAGCAAATACAGCTGGAATCATTGTTGAAGCTGGTACATTTATAGCTTGACCAGTAGCTGGATCAAATGTTTGTAACCATGGGTAGTAGGCAGCAGCGTAAGAAGAATCAACAGTATTTGCTGTAGCAATAACTTGGCTAGCTGAGGCTGCATAGTTACCTAAATCCATTACAAATACACTATCACCTCTATTTTCAGTATTATCAATAATTGTATCTAATGTTGCTTTATGATCTGCGTAGTTCAAACCAGGAGTGATTAACACATTGAATTGATAATCATTAGCACTAGCTAATAAGCTACTTGCACTAGCATAACTAGAACTATTAACACCCTGAATATTGGCAGGCGTAATTTGATCATAGAATTTAGCACCAACTATTAAAGAACCAGTACCACCATTAAATGAACCAGTTGTATTAGAACCGGAAACTACTGGAATAGAAGATGTATAAGCTAAATTAGCTACACCACCTACTAAATATTGTGGAGTTGGCTTAAGTACTTGATCTACTCTTATGTATCTTGATTTATTAGGATAAGTACCAGTGATTTGAAGATTAGCTTCACCATCTAAATTTGTTTGAGTAAATTTATAATCACCAATTCTTCTAGCTACATAGTTTTCAGAAAGTGGATCCATTGATAATCCAGTATATGTTTCTAAGATAGCTGGGTTTCTATCGTCATCATCACCTCTACGAACATATAAATTAAATGTACCAGAAGAAGTATTTGGTGATACAATTTGGAAACGAACACTATGAATTGAAGCTGAACCAACTGTGTTAAAAGCATTGTTAGCATCAACTGTAGTTCCAGTATTCATATTAATACCTTCAGAAATAGTAGCTAAAGTAAATACTGTACCAGCAGTACCACCACCAATAATTGAAGCTGAAGCAGCAGCATAAGTACCTGACACTACACGAGTTACTAATAATGTTTCTCCTCCGTTTTGGAAATAGTTATAAGCTGCTATAGAGGTAAAATATGAAAATGATCCAGTACCTGCAATTACTTCAGTCTCACCAAAACGATTAACATAGTCAGTGTAAGAAGTAACAGTTACTGGGATGCCAACAGGGCCTTTAACTGTTGGGCCTATAATAGCGGCACCAATCTGTGGTGGTTGTTCCGCTATAAATGTAGCGTCTATCTCTCTAGATAAAACGCCCGGGGATAATAAAATTTCTGCCATGGGTTATTGTTTAATTAAATTGTTTTTAATTGGGGTTTATTGATAAATATCTTAACTTTGTTCGAAAAACTAAGCACTTACAAATTCTCCTTTTTCTAAATTAATAGTACCATCACCATATTTTGCTTGTAACTGTTTTCCTAAAACTTCTTCTTTTTGTTTTAGTTTTTCGTAGTCAAGTTTTAGTTTTTGTTTGGTGGATTCTAATTCTTGAAATTGGATTTCAATAGTACCAAATTTGTCTATTAAAGAATATCTTTCTTGTTGAACTGCTTTTAATTGAGTAATCTCTTCTTGGGTTAAAACTTTTGTTTCCATTTTTATAATTTATTATAAATATTTAAGGATTTCCTGGGAAATCAGGTGGAATTGAAAGAGGATGGTAGAAGATACCTTCAGAGGCTTCATACCAATCTCCATATCCTGCATTTTCAGTATTTTCTTCTACCATGATATCATAATTACCAGGGTACTGGTATGGGGTTATTCCATCCCATATTATTATGTCAATTACATAATTTGATTTTATTATTGCCCATCTAGCCATATTAATTTGTTTTTAATAGTATTCAAAAATTATTGTAAAACCGTCACCTCCAGGACCCGCGGCACTAGCTGTAAAGTTTACTGAGGATGCTCCCCCACCTCCGCCTCCAGCAGCTCTACTGCCGCTTCCACCTGTCCCACTAGGATTACCCCCAGTTCCACCATGTCCCCCAGTTCCTACTAATACATTAGTTGTTATATTACTACCTGTATAATATAAAAGAAAATTAACCATATCAATCACATTAGCCCCGTTTTGACCGTTTATAGATCCACCTGGTATTCCAGGAGAACCAGATTGTATTAAAGTAGCATATCGATAAATAGCTGAGCCTGATCCACCACTACCTGAAGTATTAGCAGCATTTATTCCTCCTCCACCTCCACCTCCGGCTAAAAATCTAATTCCATTAAAAGCATCAGTAGTATTAGATGAGCTAGGAGGAGCAGTAGTAGCAAAAGCTCCACCTCGTGTACCGTCTACACCAGAATAGTAAAACGGTGGATATGGATTTAATACTGTTAGAGATGAAGGAGCGGTGTTAGTTCCACCACCACCTGCTGCGCCTAATTGTCCTCCTGCTCCTCCAACACCCCCTAATCCAGTTAATAATATAGTTGATCCAGACGCGAAAGAACTACTAGCCCCCGTGCTACCATTTAGTCCATTTAAATTACTTGCACCTGTTCTTTGGCCACCACCAGCACCTCCCGCTCCTACAGTTACTGTATAACTTCCAGTTGTTAGGAATGATGAAGAAAAATAAGCAACATTTATGTTTCCTCCAGCTCCTCCACCACCTCCTGTACGAGTAGAACTGATTTGTCCAAGTCTACCACTAGCACCACCACCTCCACCTCCAGCACAAACTACTTTTATATATTGGATACCAGATCCAGTATTGTATGTATATGTTCCTGAGCTAGTGTAAATTAAAATATTAGTATATCCTCCTCCAGCTCCAGCTGTAGTTAAATCATATGTTGTGCCAGAAGTATTTTTAAAATACAATTTACTACTACTAGCAAATAAAGTTCCAAAACCAGAACTTGGAGTTGCGGGGGCAGATTGTGTAACTAAAAATGTTGTATTTAATAATTTTGCCATAACTTTTTAATAATATTCTACTACTATACATAAACCAGAAGAGCCACTTCCCCCCGGAGAGCCAAAACGACCAACTGTTGATGAGTATAATGGTGATGCTCCACCACCACCAGCTCCATATAGTCCTCCATTACCTCCAGATCCACTATTATTAAAAGTAACAACTGTAGTTAAATCTCCATTCCCTCCTCCTCCTAAACCATATGTTGTTGTTAATATACTACTTGTAAATTGCAATAAAACAGCTGCTGTCACTAAATTATTTGAGCCTGAGTTGCTGTTAATAATATTATTAGATTTAAGAGTATTCCATTCATATCCATCACCTCCTAATGAACCAGATCTAACAGTCCCATCAGATGCTATACTCCAACTAGCCCCACCTCCTGATGTGCCTATAGGAGTTAAAGGAGTAGAAAAAGAACTAGTAGCATTTGGAGAAGTACCACTTGTCGTACCAACAGCTCCTGGTCCTCCATTAATAGCAAAACCAGGTCCTGGGAGGCAATTAATGGCTAAACCACCAGCAGCTACTGTGCTTGTGCCTGCAGCATTAGTTGCTCCTGCTCCTCCACTTCCTCCACTAGCGCTAACTAATGTTCCACCAAATGTTGTGTAACCTCCAGCTGAGCCATTATTACCTGTATTGGTTTGAACGGCTACAGCTGCTCCTCCTGCTCCTCCTGCTCCTACAGAAATTGTATAGTTAGGTTGAGTTAATGAGGCAGAATCAAAAAATCCCCAAGCTACAGCTCCTCCTCCTCCACCACTTCCTGCTCTCATATTTGTATTTTGATTTCTAGCATTGTTGCCTCCTCCTCCACCTCCACCCCCAACACAAATTACTTGAATATATTTTATACTTGAGTTATTATTCCAAGTAGGAGTTAAAGTCCCACCACCAGGTGCAGATCCAGTATATTCTCTAACTATAATATATCCTGATCCGCCTCCTGTTGACCCTAAAGGAAATAGAGTACCAGCAGCATTCTCAAAATGTAAAGTACTACCACTAGCAAATAAAGCACCAGTACCTGTACTTGGAGTTCCAGAATATGATTGTGTGACTAATTGTAAGTTTTTTAAAACCTGACTCATATAGAAGTATTACTTAATTTAACTTGAGTTCCATTTGATAATACGGCATATAAAAATCCATCTGTATTAGCATATATAGTTATAAATCCAGGTTCTGGGGTTTCCATAGAACTTGTAGTAGCAAATTGTATTTCAGTTAAAAATTGTGCCATTATTGTGATATGTAAACTATATATTCATTTGTTAAAGGTGGATTAGCGAACACAATACTTGCTGTATTAGTATTTACTCTTCTTATATCTGGGTAAACAGTTTCATATGTTCCGCTTGCTGAGTAAACTGTTATATGAAGATTTAAAGTATTAAAGCCATGATTTATATTGAATGATGATGATAATCCATTTCCTAAAAATGATGAAGTTGAATTAAAAGTACCACCACCTATAGCTGTTGAGGATGTCCAGTAAACATTATTACTGTTATCCATACCAAGAACACGTGTTATAGGATTTTCAGCGGTACTGGTAAAGTTCATATAACTAGTGTTGCTCCAATCTATGTGAGGAGTTGACCCATCATTAGCTAGTAAAGTAGAACTACCCCACGCTAAAGAAGGATTACCAGTATTATCAATTAATTCTCTACCTGCCCAACTAATACTTGTTACTCCAGCTGTATCAATTAAAACAGTATTAAGAGCATTAATAAGATTATACCCAATAGTAGGATCGTGTACTATAAACCCACCAGAAACTATTAAACTACCTGTTATCCTAGCACTACCAGTATACGGAAAAATAGTTGTATATGATAATTGTCCTGAAGAGGTATTATATCCTATGATGTGGGGTGGGGAAGATGATGGAAGATTTTTTATAAAAACATCATTAGCATCTAATTCAAACCATGATCTTGAAGCAAATAATAAATTATGTTTAGCAGCAGGACCACTAGTAATAACTAATGTTGTTTCAAAACGATCATAAGCATATCCTACAGGATTATCTAAATCAAATTGATATCTATTATCTCCATTGTTAGTAGCTGTAGCTATGGTAAAAGTTTCAGATACACTTGATGATATAAAAGTAATAGTTCCATCAATAAAATATTCATCAGGTATAAAAACACCAGGCACATGGATTGAAGATGTTGAAACACGTATGCCATTTTGTTGTGCAAGAGCAACATCAACAGCTAATCGATTTGGATCAAATACCAATCCTTCTCCGCCATCACCTATTATAAAAGCACTTTGTGATGTTTTAGTTAGATTAGTTGTTCCAAATACTGTTTGGTATAGCCCAGATGATGTAACATTATATCCTTGTTGTAAGCTTTGTGAGGTATAATTAAAGGTGAAGTGTTGTGATCCTGAGAATAATCCTCCACTATTAAATTGAATATAAGTGTTAGAAGGAGCAGCGTATGCCGCACTAGCAAAAGTAGCATATGAAGCAGTTCCAGAGAATTGACTGATGGTTGATCCTGTCCAGTTATTAAAGGAAGATGTTGTTAATAAACTTCCTGTTAAAGCATATACTCCATCTATAAAATGAGTTGATCCTGTATTTAATGATAAAGTTACATCTCCAGATGAGCCACCTCCACTTAAACCATCTCCAGCATTTACAGCTGTTATATCACCACTACCTCCACCTCCACCAATAGCACTTGAAGCAGTGTAATAAACTTGACCAGATGATGAATTATAAACTAGAACATTAAGTTGAGAGGATGAAGGGAGACCTTTTAAAAATACATTTGAAGCACTTACTTCAAACCATGATCTTGAAACAAATAAAACATTATGGCGATCATTATCTGCTGTTCCATCTCCTATAATAAAAGCACTTTGTGAAGTTAAAGCTACATTATATTGACCTATCACTGATTGAAAATCACCTGACGCTGAAGTGAAATAACCAGCAGCATGAGAACCGTTTCCAATAGCTATTGTATTATATCCTTCAGCGTGAGAAGAAATACCAGTTGCTATAGTTATATTACCCTCAGCATGAGAAGCAGTACCTTCAGCTCTTACAGCTTTACCTTCAGCATGAGAATGAGGAGCTACAGCATATGTTTGATAACCTTCAGCGTGAGAATAATTACCTTGAGCTTGAGTTTGTTCTCCTTCAGCATGAGAATCATTACCTATAGCTGATGTTTTTGAGCCTTCAGCGTGTGCTCCTGTTCCTGTAGTATTTCCAGAAGATTGTTCTAATCGACCTTTTATTTGAACAATATTATTAGTATAATCAAATTGAAAATTACTTGAAGCTCCAAAAGCTCCATTATTATTATACTGTACATATTTGTCAGAAGGGGCAGGGTTTGAAGCTAAAGAAAATGAAGCTGTTAAAGCATAAGATGCACTTGTAGATCCAGAAGCATAAGAAGCACTCGCTACACTGCTAGAACCAAATGGTCCCCACACATTAGATGCGGTTATAAATGAAGCAGTATACGCTAATGATGAAGTAAAAGAAAATGAGCTTGTATCACTGTAAGATGCTGATAATGCGTAGGAACTTGATAAGGAATATGAGGCACTTAAAGCGTAACTGCTACTTAAAGCATATGATGCACTAAGGGCATAAGAACTAGATAAAGTATAGCTACTGCTTAAAGCATATGACGCTGATAAAGCGTAACTGCTACTTAAAGCATATGAGGAAGATAGGGCATAGCTTGAACTTAAGGCATAAGAAGCACTAAGAGCATACGAACTGCTTAAACTATAAGAACTTGATAAAGCATAACTTGAGCTTAAGGCATAAGAACTTGATAAAGCGTATGATGCTGATAAAGCATAACTACTACTTAAACTATAACTTGAACTTATAGCTTGAGAAGCACTTTGAGCCCAAGAAGCAGTACCAAAGAATCCAACAGTGTTAGGTCCAAATGACGCGGAAATAGCGCCGCTAACAAACATTGAGCCTGTTAATGTGGTGCTACCACTTATTACCATTGAGCCAGTTAACCCAACTGTATTTGTAGTATAATTAAGAGTAAAGTTTCCACTTCCACTAAATTCACTTCCACTATTAAATTGAATTTGAGTGTTTAAACCACCCGGTGCTCCAGTGCCTCCACCAGGAATAGTAACTGTTACTGCGTCACCAGTATTTGTAGCATTAACACCACCACCTACAAAATCTATAGAAGTTACAGCAGTAGTGATAGAGGATCCTTCGTTTAATATTTGTATGTTCGCAGCTCCTCCTCCTAAAGAAGAAGAATTTAAATAATATAATTGACCTGAAGCTGTATCTATCATTACGACATTTGGTCGTGAGGCTAAGGTTAAGCCAGGAAAAAATACTGATTTAGTTACAGTCAATGAACTAGAAAAAGAAGCAGATGTTTTAGCAAAAGTATAAGAACTTGGTACTGCCGGATCAGCGTTAAAACTTAAATCAATAGATTGAGATGTTATCTCAAGATATGTGTAAGTATTTGTTGAACCAGCTGCTGTTCCTAAAACATTTGAACCAGTGTTGAAATAATGAAAACTACCACTAACACCAAATCCTTGAAAAGGATCTGTTTCATCACCTCCTACTAAATCACTATATATAAAATAAGAATATCTATTAGTGTCATGTTTTCTATTATCTGTAAATACTAAATTTGTATTTGCAAAATTTGGGCTAGAGGAAGCATAAGAAGATGAAACAGAAAAAGATGATGTTAAAGCAAAAGATGCAGTTGTTGCTCTTGAAGCACTCACAGCCCAACTTGAAGTACCAAAAAATCCAACAGTACTAGGACCAAATGAAGCAGATATTGCTCCACTTACAAACATTGAACCTGTTAAATAAATAGTATCTGTTCCATTAAAAGTCAAATTAGCATTTCCACCAAAGTTCCCAGCATTATTAAATTGAATAGAATTAAGTGGACTTCCAGGTGAACTACCTACACCCCCAAAAGCAGATGAAGCAGTATAATAAACTTGTCCTGTTATATTATCATAAACTAATACTTGAGGAGCAGTGCTACCAGACAAACCGAATAAAAAAGTACTACCAGATAGTATTATACTACCTGTCATAGATAATACTTGAGGATTTGAAGCGTAATTAAAAGTTAAATTAGGACTACCACTTAAAGCTATACCACCACTATTAAATTGAATTTGAGTATTCTGGCCACCTGGGAGAGATATTACAGGAGGTATATATGATGCTGTTAAAGCTATATCTGCTATACCAGCTCTTCGAGCATATTGACTTATATAAACTTGAGCCATTAACTACTTTTAGTTATAAATATTAAAAAGTATGTTATTGTGAAATATAGACTACATATTGATTTAAAGAAGGAGGATTAGCAAATATGACACTAGATGTATTAACATTTAAGTGTTTTAAATCAGGATAAACTATATCACCTGTTGTATCTTCATAAACTGTTATATGAAGGTTTCTTGTATTAAAGCCATGATTTATATTAAAAGAAGATGACAATCCATTTCCTATAACTGATGAAGTTGAATTATAAGGATATGTTAAAGCAAAAGATGATGTTGTTGCAAAGGAAGCACTCACTGCTTGTAAAACATATGATGCAGTTTGGGCTGTTTGTACAAAACTTGCTGTTAATGCTTGTGAAGCGCTTTGGGCCCAACTAGCTGTTCCAAATAATGATCCAGTTACTCCTCCATTTGTAAAGGATAAACTACCTGTTAATCCATAACTACCTGTTAACTGGTTAGTGTTTATCCATATACTACCGCTGTAAGAAAGTAGTTGGCCGGTGGTTAAGGATGATGTAGTTATTCTTACGTTATGTAATTCATCTATTTCGTAACCATTATCTATTTTTACATATATTTTTCCATTGTTTTGATGGGCATACTCTACATAACCAATAATAACAGTGTGTTGAGGTGCTTGAGGTTTTACATTAGTTATACGACCTGCGGTGGTAGGTGATAGGTACAATATATCTCCATCATTCCAAGTTTCACCTTGTAAGGTTCCAGTTGTATTAATGTTCTTTAATAAACCAACAGTAACAATAAATCCTTCTTGGTTTCTAGCTATATTTTCAGCTACAAGTCCTAAAGTACCTGCTGAGTTGATGTCGTTATCAGCTTGTGCTAATTTAACAGCTAGTCTTTGTCCTTGGGCTCCACTAACAACAACTACTTGATAATTTGATCCTAATAAATCAACAAGAGGATTAGTTTTATTTACTACTCTTGTTATTAATCCTTGACCTAGTTGTGAACTAACTACTCCTCCCTTTAATCCTAATTCTAAAGTACCATCCACATCATTCCAATGAATTCTTCCTGTAGTGCTTGTAGATAATGAAGATGTGTTAAAATCAATATGATCAACAGATGCTATATAAGATTGAGTTAATAATAAAGATCCTGTTAAAATAATATTATTATTAGTATAATCAAAGGATAAATTGCCTGATCCACTTAATAGACTAGCACTATTAAATTGTATTTGAGTATTAGAACCCCCAGCAGTAGCTGTCGCTGTAAATGTTACGGCTGATCCAGTACCATCATAGACATTAACACCGTCAGGTGTTTGAAGAATTCGTTGGTATGTGTTTTCAATATTTTGACCTGTTAAGTCAAAGGGTCCAGCCATAACTTATTAATTTTTTTATTTTGGGAGTTTTAAGATAATCCCGTCTATAATCTCTTGAACTTGGTTTTGTTCAATTTTATTTTCTTGCAAATAAGTAGCTACAATGTTATTTACTTTATCTTTTTTAATAGTTAAATTCTTAACATTAATGTCTTCTTTAATCAACATTCTAACTAACTTAATTACATGTTCTGTTATAGGATCAATGTTTTCTTCTTTAATACCACTAACTTGAATTTTAGGAGCACTTTCAGCTATAAGTTCAGCGTCTTGAGATTTAACTTCTACAGTTAATTTTTTAGATGCTTCAACTTGAAAACTTGATTTCCAAGGTGTAAAATAAGTATCCTCTGCGATGACCTCAAGCTTAATTTGACCTTCTGTGTTGCTTTCTAATAAACCTTTTAATTTTTTAATAGGTAT